GTTAGATCATCTCGCTCATTGAGAACAATGGGTATCGGCCCACCTTATTTGGCTCGCATGCGACACGAGATCTATCGGGGGATAAGTATGCGTACTGGTTCACTCCAGAATATCCCAAAATAGTAAACCTGCAATCACAACCATGGGAATACTCATACTTAGCGCATTTACCAGTGTCGCTGTTCGGTTGGCTACTTACGTCTTCTATGACATCCTTTACCAGGGATTAGTTCTAACCTGTTCTCATTTTGTTGCCTCCGGTGGCCACCTCTATGATGCCTGCGACTTTGTCTTAGGTACCATCGATGCCATCTGGATTGATTTCATCTGGACTGTCGCAACCTTGCTCCTTCTGATGATGGCTTGCGTCGTGGGCTATGCCTACTTCTGTCTCGCCTCCCCTGGAGCCGCGACGGTTAAGATGAGTCGATTTTGGGCTTTTTATCTGCAGAAGCCGAACCGGCTTTCCGGTCCGGTGCCGCGGCAGCGGCTGTTGCGTACAAGCAACGAGGAGCGCAGCAGTACTCTTGTTGCCTCCGTTCCGTCAACCGACTGTGCCATGCATATGGCGGCCTTTTCCAATCTAGGATCTTGGCAGACTCGACACCCGGCCCACGTTCCTGGGCTGAGCGCTGCCTGCGAGACTACCATGCGGAATAAGATCTGTCATGGGCCAGGAAACAACGCACTAGCATGCGTGTACAAGTGCTAGCTGCTGATCTTGGTCTTTTCAATGCTGGTAATCCAGTGCCGTTGGCGCGTCGCGCTGATGAACCCACCCTTTGCGACATTGTTGTTAACGGGGAGACGAGGCGTTTCGTTTACGCCGAAGTCTTCCAGCTGCAGGCCAGCCATCGGACTTTGATGGCAGAGCTTGCCGTTTTGCGGACAGCAATGATCCCTGCGGAGCGACCAGCCATAGCTCATATGATCAACGTTGGAGGTGTGTTGATGAATGACGAGGCGTTGCACCATGGTGGTGTTCTTATTGAGGGTGTACCGGCCCTCGCTGAAGATGACCCTCGGGCTGACCAAGGTAGAGTCAACCCGTTGCATGTCGCCCCTGTTGACACGGGGGATGGAATTCAGCCGCTCAATGGCCGTGACCGCATCGTCACCATTGAGCAAGAGCTAGCGAGGACAGTGTTCCTTACTGAGGAGATTTGGGCCTGGGATGTTGGCACGATTCTTCAGTCATTGGACGAAGCTAGTACTTATGCGTTGTTGCCCAGGCCAGCTGAGGCAGACAACGCGGCCCTGTATGCCACCTTCGCTTGGAAGCACATTATCCGAGCCCCAGGAACATACGCAGGGTTGGAGCCCTTGAGCTTGTGGATGCGCGTGAAGCGGTTCGCACCATGGGCCCGCTCCAACTATGCTTAGGGCTGCCCAGCTGATTTGCCATGGATTCCCCGGGAAGGTGTTGATTTTGAAGATGATCTCACTAACCGGTTGCGGGAGGAAACCAAGGTAGTTGAGGTTGGGACTGATTGCGGATGGGAAAGGAAGGGTTTCGACCCTAAGCGGAGGTTTGTGGCCGCCCGCGTGTTTGATGCGCTGCCCATGTACGCCTTTAATCCAACCCTGGTCAATGTTGCTTCTAGCGCATTGCTTAGGCAGTTGTTTTATAAGCGTGTTGGGGAGCCCATAGCGCGGCCCACCGTTATTGTGCGAGATAGAATGCTGCGGGCTGTGCACGCCTTGCGGCGCAATGTCCACTGTGTTCCTCGGTATACGCAGCAGCAGTTTTTGGCCACTTATCATGGTGCCAAGGCTGCCCGTTATGCTGCCGCCCTGGAGTCATTGGCAGAGCGCCCAGTCGAGCGTGCAGACGCCCATGTTCGGGCATTTATCAAGTATGAGAAAATTGCTGAGGCTGGCGCTGTTCCACGCGCTATATCGCCTCGCGATCCACGGTACCTTGCAGCTGCGGGAAGATACCTTAAGGCGTTTGAGGCGCCTGTCTTTCGTGCGTTAAGGAAGATGTTTGGAGGTACAGTTGTCTTTAAGGGACGATCTGTTTTCGAGCAAGCGAGGTTGCTTCGGCGGTACTGGAGTGAGTTTGAAGATCCTGTGGCTATCGGCTTGGATGCCAGTCGCTTTGATCAACATGTTAGTGTGCCATTTTTAGAGATGGTGCACTCCATTTGGTTGACAATGGCAGAAGGGCAGGACAAGCAAGAATTAAGCCGTTTACTATCCTGGACCTTACACAATAAGGTCACGTGGACAGTTGAAGGGAAGAAAGTAAAATACACTCTAGAAGGACAACGTATGTCAGGGGACATGGACACGAGCAGTGGGAACTGCATCATCATGTGTTTGATGGTGTGGGCCTACATGGAAAGCCGTGGACTCAAGCCCCCGCAGTACAGGTTGGTCAATAATGGTGACGACGTTGTCATCGTTATGAACCGTACCAATCTGTGTCTGTTGGACAATGTTGCGCCGTGGTTCCTGGAAATGGGCTTCAGGTTGAAGGTTGAACAACCAGTTGACGTTTTCGAGCATATAGTATTCTGTCAGACACAACCTGTCTGGGATGGGACTGTGTGGCGGATGCTGCGTAGTCCTGTTGCCGCAATGGCCAAGGATACTGTCTGCTTGCTTGCAGTGAACAGTTTTAAAGATATTAAGGCGTGGATGACTGCTGTCGGTGAGGCTGGACTATCACTTTGTGGTGGCTTGCCGATAGTACAAGAATTCTATGCCATGTACGTGAGGCTGGGTGGTGGTAAGCGCAATCGCGCTGCAAATCTTAGTGGTGGTCTTCAATGGCTCTCTAAGAAGTGCACAGGGAAGTACACCCCTATTACCATGCAGGCTAGGCTGTCTTTTTGTACAGCCACAGGGATCGAGCCTAGTACCCAGTATCATCTCGAGCAGGTCTTCCAATCCATAGGTGCGGCCTTTTGGCAGGCTGCAGACCACCCCGGCTTCGTGATCCCTGGAGCCTTTAGTGACTACCTATCACTATAAACCACCAACCACACACACATTTCCACCATACCATGGATCCATCGGCTCAGAAACCGCCTCGCAAGAGGCGTAACCGAAAATCAAAACAACCAAAACAACCACAACCAATACCTGCCCCAGCAGCAGCCCCTGCCCAGCCCAGAATGCTGGTTCAAGCTGCAAGTGCTTTTGAGGACCGTTACAGTTCTTACTTGCGCAATGCTAATGTTGGTACTGGAGGGCCGTCAGACGGAGCCCGTTATGCTGAAGTTAGGGTGCTGCGTCTTGATCACTCAATCAATGGCGCTACAGCAGCTAGCAAGTATAACATTGCATACGTCATCGACGCCCTACGCCCAGCAGTACACACCTTCGTACAAGATGTTACTGCCGCTGGTCGCTTCGTTTACAAGGGTGACCTTGATCTTTCTGGCGTCATCGCTCTTGATGACTATGATGACGTGAGGCTGTCCTCAGCCCAAGGCGTCATCGCTTCAGAAACTGTAAGCGCAGGGACCAATGTAGTAAGTGGGCACTTCCATGCACTCCAGACTGGGTCTATTGATGACCTAGCGGACATGACAGAGGATGAGCTTCGTGCCCGTGAGGTGGGCGTGATTATGGAAACAGCCGACGCTCTTTCGCCAGCTGCTTCCTATTTCATACCAACCGAACGGTCAATGGTTGCACGCCCGTTAATTTCGGACGCTACAACCCCATCATCCGATGATCATGTGTTCATTTTTGATGTCATCGACGGGACTAGCGGTCCACGTACCCTGACTAACTCCTCTCTTGCAACCAATGCTAATCTACTCGCCCTGGATATTGCTACCACGGCTGACCTCCTCGGTGCGCATCCCCTTGCGAACCGGTACTGGGGTCCCGTGACTATTTCCGGTGTAGTCGAGATGGATACTGCATCGGGCGCAACGGCCATCGGTGTCCAGGTGACTCGGCTATCTTTAGCCTCCGGTACTGCAGCACAGTCTTCATTGGTGTACTCAGATCAAACTGACGTTCAATCCCTACCCTTATTCGTTCGCGATGATGGTGAGGGGATGATTTCCAAGATTTTAGTATACAATGCCAATGCAAATGCTGCAACCGGTGTCACTGCCAAGACATCCCTTAGTGTCCGATTCGAGGGGGGCGCAATTGAAACACTGGATCTTATGATCCTCTCCGCATGGGGCGTCTCCGGCGCCCAGACTGTGCGTCTCCAAACCACCATCGGGCTGGATCTTCTCCCTGGACCCGCCCGACGTCTGGAAAACCCTCCCTCTCCCCTGATGATTACTAAGGCTGAAGCTGCTGCTGCCATTCGTGACATCTTGTCGTCCCTTCCTGGACGCAAGGTGGCCCAGGCGGCTAGCTTCGGTTCCTTTCTCAAGAAGGCCGGGGGCTTTGCCAAGAAGATCTCAAAGAACC